GGGCGTCACAGGGGTACGGATGATGCCCACGGGGAGGTTCAACTCCTTCATTTGGAAGAACGGAAGAAGATTACACATAGGATGCCACGACACTTTAGAGGAGGCATCCAGAGCAAGGCGCGGGGCGGAGATAGATTTGGGCTACCACGCTAATCATGGGAATGTGATGATTCCGACATAAGAGCAAATGCTTGCAATTAATCGTTTTTATTGCTATAATATTACTCATACTGGTGGTTTTTAACTCTCCGTTTACCCACTTGTTGTTACCCCCTACCTGCCCCTCAAAACAGTTAGGGGGTTTTTTATACCCAGAGAGAATATATGACTGACGTTGACCTTGAAGCAATCGTTGACCTCGACATAGAGACAGACGAGTTACCCGTAGAAATGACGCGGGCAACAACGCCCCGCAAGCCCAAGCGTAAGAAGACCGCTGGGTCTGGTCGCAAGAAGGGTACTAAGAATAAAGATAAAGCGTTCGGTGAGAGGTACATAGCCGATGCCTTGACTACTGTGGGGTGTTGTCCTCTCAGGTCTTTAGTCCGTGTGGGCAGAAAGGCCGAGAAGCAAGGACAGTACTCCTCCGCGATCAAGGCGTATAGCGACATCTTGGGCTACATCCAAGCAAAACCCCGCGCACCTCTTGTGGCGATTGAATCTAAAGGGAACTTAGTATTCAAGTGGCAAGACGAGGCTGAGACTAAAGAAGAGAATTTTATAATAGACCAGACATCTGGTGACAGGGAATAGTAATGGAAGAAGAGTTGAACCAGATTATAGACGATGAGTTCGATAATCTACCAGACATGGAAGACCTAGAAGACCCTGCGGTGGAGGATATTGACGCTCTATTAGATGGTGACCGAGAGATGTCAGAGAGGTTATCCGCGCTAGGGGTCAGCTTACAGTTGAAGGCCGATGAGTCAGTTGCCCAACGCGCTGAGATCGAAGGTAACTGGATGGATGATCTCAAGCAGTTCAACGGGGAGTATTCCGATGTTGAGAAGTCCAGACTCAAAGCATCTGGGGGTTCAATGTTGTTCGCCAACATTACCCGTCCTAAAGTCAACGCGGCTGAGGCGAGAATAAGCGACATCTTATTTCCCACGGACGATAGGAACTGGGACATAAGACCGACCCCAGTACCTGAGTTACAAGACTTTCAAGAATCTGAAACCCCAGTGGGTATGACGCCAGAGGGCAATGAGGTTCAAGAACGTGACGTTGCCGCAGGTCTTGTTGAAGAGGCCACCGTCAGAGCAAAGAAGATGAAAGACGAGATGGACGATCAGCTTATCGAGGCTAATTGGGCATCTGTCTGTAGAGAGATTATCCACGATGCCGTGCTGACGGGAACGGGCGTCTTGAAGGGAGTGACTGTCTATGACAGGGTCTCTAAGAGATGGAACTCAATCCAAGATGAGGGTGGTAACACCGCTAGGGTTTTGGAAATGACCATGGACAAGCGACCAACGTGTGAGCGTGTCGACCCATGGGATTTCTTTCCCGATATGTCGGCTAGGAAGATTGATGAGGCTGAATTTGTACTTCAACGCCATGTCATGTCGCGCAAAGATTTACGTGGCCTTGCCAAGCAAGAGGGTTACTTGGCGGGTCAGATCAACGACATCTTGATGGGGGAGGGTGAAGAGACGCCAACCGCTACACATCTTGAAGAGATGCGGAGCATGGCGGGCATATCACTATCTAAACCAACTCGTTACGAGGTTTGGGAATACCACGGTGAACTTGACAAGAAAGACCTTGAGGCTTGTGGCTGTGATGTTGACACGGAAGATGAGTTAGACGTTGTCAGTGGCGTAGTGTGGTTTGTTGACGGCAAGGTCATCAGGGCAACTGTGAACATACTAGACACCGAGGATATGCCTTATTCCGTGTTTACATGGGAGCAATCAGGAACGTCCATCTTTGGTATAGGTGTTCCACGATTAATGAATAACAGTCAGAGGGCAATGAATGCCAGTTGGCGAATGGCAATGGACAACGCGGGACTGTCCACTGCACCACAGATTGTCATCAACGAGGGTTCGGTTGAGCCAGTTGATGGGGATTGGGCAATACGCCCAAGAAAGATTTGGAGGGCAAAGGGGTTGACAGCGAATGTTCAACAAGCCTTTGGCACGTTTGAGATTAACGGGCATCTACAGGAGTTGCTTGCCTTGTTTAATGTTGCGCGTGAACTAGCCGATGAAGAGGCTGGGTTACCTTCAGTAGCACAGGGAGAGGCGGGCGCACAGCCTGTCAACACTGCGACAGGGATGTCCATTCTTATGAATTCCGCAAACACTGTTTTGCGGAGAGCAATCAAAGCTTGGGATGACGGTATAACCTTACCGTTCATCCAACGCTTATATGATTGGAATATGCAGTTCTCTGAGAACGAAGAGGCTAAGGGGGACATGAAGATTCATGCCCGTGGCTCTTCTCATCTAATCGTCAAGGAGATGCAAGCACAGAATGCTATGGCGTTGATCAACATAGCTGGAAGTCCTTTGCTCCAACCTCTGACTGACGTACCCGCACTTTATAGACGGGTAGTTACATCCATGCAGATCGATCCAAACGAAGTGGTCAAGACGGACGCTGAGATTGAGCAAGAAATGCAGATGCAACAGCAGATGATGCAACAACAACAGCAACCTCCTGTTGATCCACTAGGGCAAGCACATCTTGAGTTGAAACAGCAACAGATTCAGCAAGATGGTCAGTTGAAGCAAGCCCAGTTACAACAAGACGGTCAGGTTGCAATGGCTAAGTTACAGCAAGCTGACATGGCGTCACAAAGAGCCTCTGAGGCAAAAGCACTAGGGGAGAACTACCGTGGCGAAGTGGCTGATAAGAAGATTGGTGTCGATATGATGCGGGAAAATAACCGCAGATTAGAGATGGCAATGAAAGAGAAAATGGGTAGTGGCATCTAATGGAGATTGATCCACGGTCACCCACATGGTTTGCAGTCAAGGATTTCTGCATCAAGGAATTAGATACCGCTACTTCTGCTTTAGAGTCGGCATCTATGAGCCACGAAGAGACTCAGTTTACCCGTGGTTATATTAAAGCATTTAGGGAACTTTCAAAACTACCGATGGACTCTCAGTCTGGAATCCGGAGTGTTGGAAGTGTTGATTATGGATAAATAGCCGCTTTAAACAGCCGCTACACAAGGAAGTGTTATGGAACTAAAGGAAGGTCAGGTTGACGAGGCAGAATTAGACGCCATTTTTAATGAGGATTCTGAGGATAAAGTTGAGGCTGTCACAGAGGTGACCGCTGAAGCAGAGACTTCAGAGGATGTCGTTGAAGAGGTGTCTACAGAGATTGTTGCTGATAGTGCCGAGAAAGAAAGTGTTGAGGTTGTTGAAGAAACTTCAGACCCATCAAGTGAGTTTGATGCGTTAAAGAAGGATTTCGATGCTCTTAATCACAGGTATAAATCGGACGAAGGCAGAGTGTCTGCTCTACAGCGTCAAATAAATGAACTTCAGAAAGTTAATAACACGCTGAAGGCGCGTCAGGTTGCACCTAGACCTGTTGCCAAACCGTCTCGACTAGACTCTGGAAAGATCGTGGACGATCTTTACTCTGGAGATGAAGAGAAGGCAAAAGCCGCAGTTGAGGCTCTAGTGAGTCATAGACCAGCGGCAGTCGGAAATGGAAATGTAGAACAAACTGTAAATAAGATGGTGCAACCCCTTTTTGATGCTGAAAAAGCGAGAGTGAAGGCTCAACAAGAAAAGGTGTTAGCGGATACTTATCCAGATTGGAGAGATCAAGTTAACTCAGAAGAATTTTCTTCTTGGGTTTCTGGTCTTGCCGCACCCATCCGACAACTAGTTAACTCAGACGATGCACGGGATGCAATACAACTTCTACAGTACTTTAACAGTTCTAGAAGTGTAAGCACCCCCGTGGGCTCTGGGAAATCAGAGGTCGAGAAACTCAAGGAAAAACGAGGAAAGCAATTATCAGGGGGAACTGCGCCTTCATCGAAACACAACGCGAGTGTTTCTGGTGGTATGCCTAGTGATCCAGACGCTCTTTTCGATTACCTTGAACGAAATGACCCTGACTTAAAAACAGCGTATGGACGTTAATTAATTTTTTGAATAAGGACATTTAAAAATGGCTAATACTGAATATGGGGATATCACCCCACGTACTGCGGCATTCGCAGAAAGAGAGTTACTGAAGCGGGCATTGCCTCATTTGGTAATTGAGAAGTTTGGACAGGCGAAACCTATCCCGACTAAATCGTCAAAGACTATTAAGTTTCGTAGATACGATAACTTAGCTTTGGCAACAACAGCATTGACAGAGGGTGTTACACCTAGTTCTAAGCAACTATCTGCAACTGATGTCACTGCGACATTGGCACAGTATGGCGATCTGGTTACTATCACAGACGTTGTACAGGACACTCATGAAGACCCTGTTCTACAGGAGTCGGTTGAGATTTTGGGAGAACAGGCCGCACAAACAATTGAAACTTTACGTTTCAATGTTTTGAAAGCGGGTTCTTCTGTCCGTTACAACAACGGGTCAGCTAGAAGTTCTGTGAATACTGCTATAACGCTTGAGCAACAACGCAAAGTCACCCGTGACTTGAAACGTCAGAACGCTCGACCAATCTCTAAGATTGTACGTTCTACGCCAAGCTATGGAACTCAGGCTGTCGCACCTTCTTTTATCGCACTAGTTCATCCTGACATGGAATCAGATATCCGAACTATGACAGGGTTTACACCTACTGAGAAGTATGGACAGTTAACCCCGTATGACTCTGAGATCGGCAAGGTCGAAGATGTTCGCTACCTAACCTCTACCGTGTTTACTCCATGGACAGACGCAGGTGGTGCTAAAGGTACTATGATTTCAACTACGGGTACATCTGCTGATGTTTATCCTGTGCTGTTCTTAGCGCGTGATGCATACGGCCTGATTCCGCTAAAAGGAAGAAGTTCAATCACCCCATCTGTAGTTAACCCATCACCAAGTGAGTCTGACCCTCTAGGTCAACGTGGTCACATTGGTTGGAAAAGCTACTCTGCCACTGTTATTTTAAACGATGCCTACATGGTGCGTTTAGAGTGCGGTGTAACTGACTAGTAGTCAGTATCAAGTAGGTATTAGAGCCACCCTCGTTGGTGGCTCTTTTATTTGTTTATTCATTTTAAGAAAGGATTCTCATGGAAACTAAAAAACCTCTAGTTAAAGAAAGAGCCGAAAGGTCTAGACGTTCAAAAGTTATTTTTCATAACACACAAGAAGACACAGGGGACGTATTTGCCCAGATTAACGGTGTCGCATACCAGATTCAGCGGGAGAAGGAAGTGAACCTTCCCAGCGAAGTTCTAGCCACGCTAGACAATTGCATCATAACGAAGTTTGAGCGGGGGGCAGATGGTTCTGAGATTGAACGTGACATCAAACGCTTTCCATATACAAAGGTAGCATAAATGAATTATCTCAACCTATGTGACACACTCATTAAAGAGGCTGGACTTGCGGAAGAGGGGATACTTTCCGTTACAGGACAGACGGGAATTAAGAAGAAGATAGTGACATGGGTAGCTAACGCATGGGTTGAGATTCAGAATAAGCGAGATTGGAATTTTCTCTGGGCTGAGTCGAGTTTTGCAACGGTTGTTGATAAGCAATCACACCATCCTGTAGATGACTTAGCCTTAGACCCAGTGTTGAGAAGGTGGAGTCCTTACTCATTAATCCACTCCACACCAACAGGAGATAATAAGTTTTATTTGAAGCATGTCCTCTGGGAGAATTTCGACAACACCTTGTCTAGTGCAGGGACTCCCACGCAATTCACAATTCGTCCAGACAATAGTCTTAAATTTAATAGTGTCCCTGACGTTATTGGGAAGGTGAGTTTTGAATACACCAGAACCCCGCAAGTCTTATCTGTGGGTACTGACATTCCAATATTACCAATCGCCCACACGGAGGTTATCTTGTACCAAGCAATGCTGTACCTTGCCGCAGAGCAAGATGCCCCAGAATTATATCAAGATGCAAGTAGGCAATTGGCTACACGAATGGCAGATTTAGCCGCTGAGTCTATACCAAATCCTTCGGTTGCCAATGTTCCTCTAGCATGACCGTTCAAACACAGGCGTGGGCTTTACGCGGTGGTTTAGATTTAGAATCACCCGCCATGTCTATCCCTGCTGGCAGGGCTATTGTTGCTCAGAACTATGAGGCGGCTGTGTCTGGTGGCTACAGGCGAATGGACGGGTATACTTTGTACGATGGTTCTTCCTCCCCCGCTGTGGTTGCTGGGTCAGGGGATGTTTTAGGTGTTTGGGAATACAACGATACTGTGTATGTATTTCGTAACAATGCCGCTGGCACAGCCTGTGTTATGCACAAATCAACTTCTTCTGGTTGGACAGTAGTTACTACACCCACGCTCGTAGCCAGTGGTAATTTTGAGTTTGTAAATCACAACTTCACGGGGTCTTCTGCCACAGAGAAGATGTATGGTGTTGACGGGAAGAATAAGGCGTTTCAATTTGATGGGACTACGTTCACCCAACTAACCACTGGCATGGCAACAGATACACCAACTCATGTTGGTGTTCATAAAAACCATCTGTTCCTATCTTTTGGAGGTGGATCAATACAACACTCTGGGGTTGGTGATCCGACTTCTTGGACACTGAACACGGGTGCGGGTGAGTTGGGTCTTGGCACAGAGATCACTAATATTGATTCCATGCGAGGAAATGCCTTAGTCATATCTGGTGAAGACAGGGTAAGTATTTTATATGGTACATCATCGGTGGATTGGGACTTAAAATCATTTACGTCTGAGTTGGGTGTAATTGCCAACACCACGAAATTAATTGACGCGGGACTTGTTTGGTTTAATGGACGAAGTGTCACCTACTTGAGTACGACCCAACAGTTTGGTGACTTCAATACTGCGGCACTATCAACACCCATCACAACATTTTTAGAGTCTCGCCAAAGTTTGTCTGTTGGTGCGTCTGTAAATTACTCAAAAAATCAATATCGACTATTCTTCTCTGATAAAACCGCGATTGTTGCGACTTTAGTGAATAACAAAGTGGTCGGTTGGACGACATGGCTGTTAGCGCATACCCCAACGTCATTGTCTGACAATTACATGGGTTGCACTGATGGATCAGTGATGAAGTTAGACACAGGTACGTCATTCAACGGCACTTCCATTGACTCATTTCTCAGATTGGCTTTTACATCTTTTAAAACACCGCACAAAAAGAAACGGTTTAGACGGATGATGTTAGAGATGGAATCTGGCAGTTCTGCGACTTTGAAATTACTTGCCGATTATGAGTTTGGTACACACGCATCCACAATATCTGACGATATAACAGTGACGGGAAGTGGTGCTTATTGGGACACTAAAAACTGGGGTTCGTTTAACTGGTCAGCAAATATCGTGACGGAAATGGAAGCAATACTAAATGGGTCTGGTAGAAACATATCCGCATTAATTTATCACAATAGTAGCACCGATCCATCGTTTACCATCCAAGGTGTCACAGTCAATTATTCAATACGAGGTCTGATTAGATGAGCAACTTCTTTACAAAACCTACCGACTTGGTTGCTGGAACAACGGCTAGAGCAAACGACATAAATGACCGTGTTGATGCGACAGAAACGGGGTTCGACAATGCTGAGTTATTAACGACACGATCAATTAAACTCCCTGTCGGCACAACAGCAGATCAGCTTATTTCTGAGTCTGCGGCTAATCGAGCAAGTAAGACTATTGGGTTCGATACATCTGGTGACTTGGTGCTTTACTCACCTTATAACTGGCAAGGCGATTGGACTACGACCACCGCTTATGCTCTCCACGACACTGTTCGGGATGCCTCCACCAAGAATTTATACTTCTGTATGGTGGTTCATACCTCTGGCACATTCGCCACAGACTTAGCGGCAAGCAAGTGGTCATTGGCAATCAATGTAGCTGATGTTGAGACTGCAAAAACTGCGGCAGAACTTGCTGAGACAAATGCTGAGACTGCCCAAACTGCGGCAGAACTTGCTGAAACAAATGCTGAGACCGCAGAAACGGGGGCTGTCACTGCGAAAACTGCGGCAGAGACAGCAAAAACTGGAGCAGAGACAGCAAAAACTGGAGCAGAGACAGCAAAAACTGCGGCAGAGACCGCAAAAACTGCGGCAGAGACCGCAAAAACTGGAGCAGAAACGGCTGAAACTGGGGCAGTTACCGCGAAGACAGCGAGTGAAACTGCAAAGACTGCATCTGAAACCGCAAAGACTGCATCTGAAACCGCAAAAACGGGTGCTGAGACAGCGGAGACTAATGCCGCAACATCTGCGTCTACAGCAACCACTCAAGCGACTAATGCCGCAACATCTGCGTCTACAGCAACCACTCAAGCCTCAAACGCATCTACATCTGCGACTAATGCGGCAACTTCAGCGACTACTGCCAACACAGCTAAAGTAGCGGCACAAGCGGCTCAGACTGCGGCAGAGTTAGCGGCAGATACTTTTGAGGATATTTATCTAGGTGCTAAAGCATCTAACCCAACTGTTGATAATGACGGTGACGCATTAACTACTGGTGATTTGTACTTCAACACCACTTCAGATGAGATGAAAGTTTGGAATGGCTCTAACTGGATTGTCGCGGCTGTGTCTGCGGCTAGTGTTTTAGCCCTTTCAGGTGGTGCGATGACGGGGGCAATTACCACTTCTTCCACGTTTGACGGTAGGGATGTTGCGACAGACGGCACAAAACTAGATGGTATTGAAACATCAGCTACAGCAGATCAAACGGGCGCAGAGATTAAAACTTTGTACCAAGCTGAAGCAAATGCTTTTACAGATACTAAGAATACGAAACTAACGGGCATAGCAACCAGTGCTAATAATTACACGCATCCTAATCATTCTGGTGATGTAGTTTCGACAGGAGATGGGGCAACGGTTATTCAAACTGGCGCAGTAGATATTGCGATGTTGTCGGCTACAGGAACAGCGTCAGGTACAACTTTCCTACGGGGAGATAATACATGGGTTGTTCCAACTGATACTGATACGGTTTATACACATCCTACAGGTGCGGGTAATAAACACATCCCATCTGGTGGTGCATCGGGAAATGTCTTAACTTATAGTTCTTCTGGCACTGCAACTTGGAACGCACCTGCGGCTGGTGGTGCAACTGATGTTGATGGGCTTAGTGATGCAAAAGTTATCAATACTAACAGCTACGCAATAGGAACTGATGCTCTCAGTGCAGGGACAACTAGCACAAAAACGACTTGTTTTGGATACTTTGCGGGGAAAGACACCACTACGGGGTACTCAAATACTTTTTTGGGATCTGAGGCTGGGAGGAAAACTACCACAGGGTATTCTAACATTGGAATTGGAGACTCCGCGTTAAATGGTGCAACTGGGTCTGCCGCTTATCAGAATATTGCTATCGGTCAGTGGGCGTTAGGGTATAACGCCACTGTAGGAAACCAAAACGTATGTGTTGGAAACAGTGCAATGACTGCTAACTCTGGTGGGAATGGAAATGTTGGGGTGGGTAATGGCACTCTTAACGCTGTTACCACTGGCGATTACAACGTGGCTATTGGTCATCAGGCTGGGCAATATCTCACAACGGGAGATGACAACTTCATATCGGGTAGAAGCACTGGCGCGGCAATGACTACCGCATCAGACAATATCATTTTTGGGAGACACACAGCTTACGAACTTACGACTGGTGGTCACAACATCATGATAGGGAGTGAAGCTGGGAGGGGGCAAACAACCGCAAATAATGGTATAAGTATCGGAAAAAACTGTGGTAGGAACTACACAGGAAGCGACAACATAGCGATTGGTACAAGCGCTATGTCGAATGGGTCGCCCTCTTCCGAAAACGTCGCGATTGGTGCTTACGCTTTAGAGGATGTGTCTAACTCAGGTAATGTTGGAGTGGGGCATGGTGCGCTGAAACAAGTTACTACTGGGTATTCTAATACTGGGGTAGGCAAATGGGTGCTTCAGGGTTGTACTACGGGGTTTTACAACTGTGCTATTGGTGATTACGCTGGTGGGTATATCACAACTGGGACTTACAATCTTGCGTTTGGTCGGGTGGCTCTTGTCGGTGCGTCTGGCAACTTCACAGGGTCACATAATATAGGTTTTGGTTTCCAATCTGGATACGGTTTAACAACTGGACAACACAATCTCCTTTTTGGATATGATGCTGGAAAGGTTCTAACTACGGGTTCTACCAATACTCTTTTAGGTAAGGGGGCGGGTGATGCAATCACTACTGGGAGCAATAACGTCATCATTGGTGATTACGCTGGGACAACAACATTAGCTGACACCGTAGCAATCTACGCTGGCACGACTGAGCGTATGAAGATTGATAGCACGGGATTAACCGTCAATGGCGAGTCTGTTGGGTATTTAAACATACCCAAGTCGGGGTCATCTAAAACGTCAAGTTACACGCTGGCAACAACGGATATTGGAGAATTGATTGAGGTTGGGTCAAGTGGGTCAATCACCATTCCTAATTCCGTATTCTCAACTGGGGATGTGGTTTTAATCTTCAATAACACATCGGGTGATATAACTCTGACTTGCTCAATCACAACTGCGTACATCGGTGGCACTAACACAGATGAAGCATCCATAACTTTAGCCACAAGAGGAATATGCAATGTTCTGTTTATTAGCGGAACAGTCTGTGTGGTCACAGGGAACGTATCATGAGTGGGATAATGTTAGCCTCCGTAGGTAATAGTTATGGTTCTTATGCTGTTGGTCAGGATGCTTACACAAGTCAAGGAACATACTCGTGGGTATGCCCAGACGATGTGTCTTCAATTTCAGTCTTATGTGTCGGTGCGGGGGGTTTTGGTGGTGGTGGTTTAGGTTACAAAAATAATATAGCTGTGACATCTGGAACATCTTACACTGTTAGGGTCGGGCCTCATCTGTCTGCCGCTAGTAATAATGCGCCCGCTGGGGATTCTTATTTTGTATCAACGTCAACAGTAAAAGGTGGTGGCGGGTCGGGTTCTTCGGGCGGTACTTACACAGGTGACGGAGGTGGTAATGGGGGGTCTAAATACGGTGGTGCTGGTGGTGGTGCTGGTGGGTATTCTGGCAATGGGGGTAGTGGCGGTACCTCCCCTTCTGGTGGTGCTGGTGGTGGCGGTACTACTTCAGGTTTGTGTGGTCATGGGTCGGGGGGTGGAGGTGTAGGCATCTTGGGTGAAGGGAGTAGCGGGTCGCATCAAGGGTGGGCTTCTTCAGTATATGGTCAAAGTATGCCAGCGGGTGGCGGAGGTTCTGGTGGGTATTCTGGTGGTGGTACTACTAATTGTGCTTATAGCGGAGGATACAGTTACCACAATGGTGGTGGAGGTGGGTCTTACGGTGGTGGAGGTGGTGAGGGATTTGGTAAACCACACGGCTATACTGGTAAGGGAGCAGTTAGGATTCTTTATCCCGGACACTTGAGATCATTTCCATCCACACGAACAACGGATGAATCATAATGAAATTATTTATCCAAATTAGAGATGGCATAACTTTTGAACATCCTGTTATGGAAGATAATATGCGGCAATTGTTCCCAGAGCATGATTTAGAAACCGCACCAGATGGATTTGCCAAGTTTACTAGGGTTGAAAGACCTAACCTATCGCCATACGAAAAGGTTGACCCAGAACAGGGTCATGAGGGTTGTGGGTGTGTTTATGAATCGGATGATACCGGTGGATTCAAGGATGTGTGGCACATTATTCCCATGACTGTAGGAGAAAAAGCCGAAAAGGTATCCCGTGTAAAAGGGGAGTGTCCCTACGCGTCTTGGATATTTAAGGAAGAAGATTGCACTATGAACCCCCCGTTAGATCGTCCGACAGATGGTAAAGACTACAGGTGGGATGAGGAGACGATTTCTTGGGTTGAGAGGCGGGAGTCAGACTTACCGACCGATGATGATACCTAGTTGGGTGAACGACAGACGAAATTTGTGTATTAAATGTGAAGCGAAAAAAACTATATTTGGTGTGGATAGGTGTTCTGGATGTGGTTGTGTGATTAAAGGAAAAACCTTGTTAAAGAATCAAAAATGCCCCAAAGGCAAATGGAATAAACACTTTTAAAAATTAAACCGTAAGGAACAAAAATGAGAACTTTAACCACTCCAATTATTGAAACTAATACGGCAAAAACAGTTCAGCTCACTGGCTTTGTTGATAACCGTGAAGAGGGCAGAGTGGAGATTCATTATATGATTCTTCTTGAAGATGGCACTCCATTCAAGCGCAATGTGCTGACTTTTGAAGGTGATGATATTACAGCTTTTTACGCTGGCATTGGAGTCGATTTTGAAGGTCAAGTCAAAGAAGCACTGTACGCTAAACTACTAGCAAGTTTAGGTTAAGGCTTAGATGTTAGCTGAACTCGCTATTGCCAATGCCGCGTTTGAGGTCATTCGGACTGCTGTCTCCAATGGCAAAGAAGTCTGGGAGTTGGGAGATCATTTATCCAAGTTTTCTGATGCTGGTCGAGAGATTGACCACAAAGCTAGGCTAGCTAAGAAAGGTTCAGAACAAGAGTCTGATTTAGAAATATTCATGGCTCAAGAAGCCATGCGGAACAAGCGAGATCAACTTAAAGAACTCATGGTCAGGACGCGCCACATGATGTGGGACGACTTCTTACGATTTGAAGGTGAACAGCAGAAAGCCAGACTTAAAGCACAGCGTGATGAAGAGCGACAGCGAGAAGAGAGAACTGATTTTATCATTACCTGTGTCGCTTGGATTGTTGCTTTTCTGATTCTTGCAGGGTCGTTGGTGGGTGGACTTAAACTTATTATCGGGATGAAATAATGGACGAGAGGTCTTGCAGTCAGATGGAAACCACAATTAAGATTCACAAACAGCGAATCGATGAGTTGGAAAGGACTCTCGATGACATTCATACCCAATTGACCCAAATCAAGGGGGGGGTGTACGGGGCTTGCGGGTATGCATTAGCCTCGCAGTTGGGGTGGCTCGAT